ATGCGGCTTTCCCCCTAGCAGCGATTTTCGGCTGAAACCTATTTTGACCTGGAACAATGGCAACGCATTCGGGCAGGCCGGTGCCGACAGCGGCGCTCAGGGTTGAGCCTGGGGTTGTCAATGCTGGCCTGGGATTGTCAGACGGTGCGGATCGTGCCGCCGGAAGGTGCGTTCGGCTTATTTGTTCATTCCGCATGTCGCGGAATGGCGCAATTAACTGAACCCAATTAGTTTGTGGAGCAGTAGGGAGTCGAACCCTAGTCCAATCCGTTCCGACGTGCGGACTTTCGGATTGTCGAAACCGTTACCTGCCCCGGCCACCCCTACTTCTTTTTGGGTGTCATCATTCCCTTCTTGGGGGTTGCGGTTGCTTTCTTCGGCTTCTTGGGCGCTGGCTTCTTGTAATCCATTGCGTTAGTTCACCTCCTCCTTGGATCGATCTGTTGGGGCGGGAAAGATTAAGTCGCAGTCCAGCTTTCGCGGTTCCGTTGTTGGGGTGCCTTGGGTGCGGCCCATGATCTGGTCAAGCTGATCGGATGGGGCGCAGCCGGTTAGGGCGAGGGCTGTGATGAGAAGTGTTGCAATGGTTTTCATTAGGTGTATGCGCCTAGGAGTTTGGCGAGCTTGTCGCGGAACCCGGCAACGCTTACGGTGATGCGCCGGTTCTTTCGAGGCTCGCTCAGTGGGTGGGTCATTGCTTCGGTGAGTTCGGACTTGCGGTGCTTGGCGTGCGGCCATTCTGACCGGAGTCCTTGGTAGAGAAGAACTTCTTCGATGACGTGCTTGGGCGGGTTGTGGCCTTTCCATCCGCATGAGCAGATGTAGTCGGCTCCGGTGAGCCAGTACTGGTGCGAGCGGAAGGCCGCTTGGATGTCACTCATTCGAAGACTTCCGCTACTAAGCCGTTGTTGAGTTGTTCGTGAATTCCGATGAGGGCGTTGAGGATTCCCCAGAGGACTGCTGGTTGATCGTCGTAGATGGCGAGGTCATCGTTTCCGATGTCGCGTACTACGGCTTTGGCTTCTTCGATGTAGCTCACAGATCGATATCCTTTGTTAGTTGTCGAAATCTGATGTCGTACACGGCTTGTCGGTAGTCTTCGTCGGAGGATTCGCACACTTCGGAGTGGGCTAGTGCTGCAACTTCTGCTTTTTGGATGTACTCATCGTCGTCTTCAACGAGTGCGAGCGGTTTTTTGCATGCGGCGCAGATGATGTAGATCATATTTTGTCCCAGTCGGGTAGCGCCCCTAGTCCGAAGACGATGAATTCCCAGAGGTTTGATGGGTCGCTGCCGTTTTCCTTCACTAGTTGCATGTAGGTTGGCGTGGCTGGGCACCAGGAATCGTGCTTGTAAAGGTATGTGGGGCAGCCACATTCCAGGTGTGATGTCATTGGGCCTTCCGGTAGTGTTCTGCGTAGGCTTTGCATTCGGCCAATGTTGTTGCGAGGTAGATGATTCGGAGTGGCTGATCTTCGGTTGTGCGGTACGCGAGCCGCCAGCCGGATGATCCGGTGCGCTTTTTCTGGATGACATATGTGTGGCCCGGTTTCTGGTCATCGTGCGCTTGGTATCTGCTGAACACTTTTTGGTGTTCGTCGGTTTTGTGCCAGTTCATGGCAGTCCGTAGACCCTGTTTCGGGCGATCTCTTTGTACGGGCCGTCGAATTCCGTTGGTGCGATCCAGTTTTCGACGTAGTAGCCGTCTAGGGATGCGAGTAGGCACATCCAGCGTAGGCTCGCTTCTTCGAAGAACCAGATGTCTCCGCAGGAGTCTTTCCAGACCCGGTTTTGGTGCTTTTTCTTTAGCTCCCTTGGCATTTCGCTCCTCGTATGGGCGGCTTCCTTTATTATCTATCAATCTGTCGCAGGTAGGGGCAGTGATGGCTTGGGATGTCTGATGTTTTCGCTGATACAATTAATCAAGAGGGGTGCGGTATGATGGCTGCTGCCGCCAAAGATGAAGTGCCCGTTGACTTTCGGGGCAATAAGCTTTCGCTTGATGAGATCAAAGAGATGATCCGGTGGGATGTTGCTGAGTTGTCTTCGTTGTACGCGAGGTTGGCGCTTGATGAGTCGCGCCGCGAGGAGCTTGGGCTGACTGGTGTGAACCGGCGGCTCTTGAATACTGTTGCGCTGCTTGAGAAGGCGCATGATATGCATTGGGATTGGTATAGGAATCATGCAGCCACCTAACGGGCTTGATCACCGGGGCCGGGAGCTTTGGGATGCCGTTTTAGAGGTATCTGATTTCGACGCTGCCGGTCTTTTGCTGTTGGGTGAGGCGTGTCGTACCGCTGACATCATTGAGAGGCTTTCTGCGGCGCTGAGGTCGAATTCGCAGGAGTGGGTTCGGCTGGCCGAAGAGGCTGAGGTTTTGGCCGATGGCGCTGCGAGGGTTCAGATTATCGTCAATCCCCTTCTTGGCGAGGTACGTCAGCAGCGAATTGCGTTGCGTACCATGATCGCTCACCTCAAGCTTGGGAAAGTTGATGAGGCTACTGGCGAGGATTCCGCTATCGAAAAGTTGATGGCGGCGTTTAGCTTGGACGGTTGAGGACGGTTATGCCTGCTGGCACAGTTCCGGCGACTCGCAAGCCGTTCAAGCTTGGTGAAGATCGCGTCAATGTTGTTGAGGGTGAACGCATTGGCAGTCAGGTTCCTTCTAACTGTTGGATTCCCGACTACAACCACACGGTTGGCGCTAAGTGCATAGCGTTTCTTGATGCTATTGGCGTGAATCTTGATGAGTGGCAACGGTTTTGCCTTCTGGAGTCGCTTGGCCTGGTTAATAACAAGTGGAGCGCCAAAGAGGTTGCGCTCTTGGTGCCGCGCCAGCAGGGGAAGACGGTCATCGTTGAGGCTAGGGAGCTTGTTGGTCTGTTCTTGCTTGGCGAGAAGCTGATTATCCATAGCGCACAGTTGTTTCCGACTGCACATGAGTCCTATCTGCGTATGTGCCGGTTGATTGAGTCTTGCCCCGACTTGGACAAGATGGTTCACAAGAAGCGGAGCGGTAACAACAATGTTGGGATTGAGCTTAAGAATGGGGCGCGTCTGCTTTATATGGCCCGTGGCCGCGATCCTGGCCGGGGCTTCTCTGGAGATTTGGTTGTTCTTGACGAGGCGTATTCCCTTGCGCCAGAGATGATTGGCGCGTTGATCCCGGCTTTGAGCGCACGTCCGAATCCGCAGATTTGGTATGCGTCTTCGACTGGGCATGAGGACTCCGATGTGCTTTTGCAGGTTCGTGATCGCGGCCTGTCGCATGAGCCGGGGATCGCACTGTTTGAGTGGTGCGCTGATCCGAATAGTCCGTTGGATGATCGCGAGCAGTGGTATAAAGCTAACCCCGCGTTAGGGATTCGCCTGAATGAGGAGTTCATCGAACTTGAACGCCGGTCTTTGTCCGACAAGGATTTTGCGCGGGAGCGCCTTGGTCTTTGGGCTGATACTCACGTTAATTCTCCGATAGATGCCGACACTTGGCGTTCTTTGTGTCGCTGTGGCGGCTTGTCGCACGATGAGTGCAAGGGCCAGCCGATGTCGGAGATCACTTCGCAGTATGTGGTTGCGATTGATGCGGCACCTGATAGGTCTTGTGCGACAATAGCTTTGGCTGGTTATACGGCTGATGGCTTGAAGCAGGTTGAGATTGTTCAGGATGGTGGCGGCATCTCCTGGTGTGTTGATGTGATTGAAAAGCTTTACGGGGCAACGGATAATCCTGTTCCGCTTGCTGTGTGTGTGCAGTCGGGTGCCCGTGCCGGTGCTTTGATTCCTGAGCTTGAGGCTTTGGGCGCTAAGGTGATCCCTTTTGGTACGAGGGAGATCATGGGGAGTACTGGTTTCTTCTTTGATTCTGTGTATGACGGTTCCTTGGTTCATTTGGGGGATAAGTCTCTGGCGCAAGGACTTTCGGGTGCGCGGCAGTACATGGTGGGCGGGAAGGTCGGTACTGATGAGTACAACGGTTGGGGTTGGAGCCGGGTTGATCCGACTGTGGATATTACGGGCGTTTGCGCTGTCACTTATGCCTTGTGGGGTCTGAACATGAAGA